ATTTTTGTAATATCTTATTTCTTGAAGATTTCCTACATATGGAGAAAATAAAGAAGAAGAACAATAATTAATCCTAATAGAATTATCCCAACTATTGTAAGATGATGTAACAGAAGAAGTTGAATAAAATCCTAATACAGTATTATTATCGCCACCTTCATATATTTTATTTCCAGCATGTAATGTATATCCATTACTTCCACTAGTTAACATTACGGACCACCAATTTCCATCATAAAATGGTAAATAAACACTTGCTGAAAGGTTTAAATTTGATGATGATGGGTAAAGTGTTAATTTAGCATATTGATAATAAGGATCAACAATAGAACCACTATATGAACCACTTGTTAATCCAGATCCTGTATATTCTAAACTAAGTACCCCTACAGAAGTTGTTGAACTTACATTAAAACTTAATAATGATTGGGAAACATCAGATGGTGGGAAACCTGTGGGTTTAAATCTAAATCCTATAGTTAAAGGAATTAATTTTGAAGAACCCCAATTTGAATTAAGATTCCATCTACTAAATAAAAAATTATCTCCTTTAGTATTAAAAGCATAGTTGAATTCATCTTGCCAATAATCCCAATCATTTGAGTTTACTTTATCTTTTCCACCATACTCATTTATTCTCAATATAGTATCAGGAATACCATATGAGGTAATAAGTGCGCGTAAACCAGGTATTGTACCTTTTGCTTTAAGCAGGTATGGTAAATTATGGTAAATGCGTTTATATAGCGATTTATTCACATCATCTAACGGTATATAATCACTAGATGCTGATATTAAAGTATTAACATATTCGTAACCTGAAGGAGTTGGTAAAGATCCTGTTATGTTTGGAAAAGGAAATAAACCACCTTCTGGGGTTAAACCTAAAAATGCTGTGTATAAATCTTCGTTTGAGAAATTATTTTGGTATAATTTAATTCCAAAATCACGAATTGCATCTGCAACTATATCTTTTGAAATACCATATTCTAAACGATTATCAGCATTATATTTTTGGGTTACATCTTTATAATAAATCCAGATATTATCATAAAATTGCCCAACCATATCAATAAACAATAGGTATTGATCATTAGCAGGGTCTTCTCTTAAATATTCTGGGATTGAGAAATAAAGATTATCTTTGTTATTATTGTCGTATAATGATGCTGTGTAAAGTAGTCCTCCAAAATATGAGTCAGATTCGTTTGCACTTCCAATCCAATTTAAAACTATTGGGTTATTTGATTTTTCTAATTTATATGGTTTTTGTGAATTGGTTTTAGGCCAAGCATATGAACTACTTTCATAATATAAAAAATATTCATAACCATCAAAATTAGTTATGATATTATCTATTTTACTTTCATATACTGCTGCACTACTACTAATAGATGCAGATGAATTTGTTGTATTGTTTAATATAGCAATAGAGGAAGAATACTGTTCAATTAATTGGATTTTAGAATAAAAATTTTCTAAACGTGTTTGTACTGAACTGAAATGGATAAAATTTTCAAATGAAGTATAATCTACATTTATATCAATTTCTTTTTCCTCAAGTAAACTATTTAATTGTTGAATTGAACTTGTTAACGAGGTTGAAACTAAATTTTCATAAGATAAATTTTGAGTAGAATTATTTACTCTATCTTTTAAATCTATATTAAAATTAGGACCACTTATATTTTCAAAATCATTAAGAACAATAGGTTCATCTTCAAAAGTAACTTGATAGGCTACTGGTTCTTCAAAAGTAGTTACAACCCATAATACAGAATTTATATCAAACTCTTCTGGGAGAGGTTCATATAACTTAACAAGTACAGTAGGGTTAATTGGGTCAGCATCATCTAACTGAAGATTATTTGCTATGCTTAAATTATTTTCTCCAAAATTTAAATAGAAATCTAAAAAATAAGTACTATCTTCTCTTTCTTGTATAAATTGATTTGCCTGTTCAACTATATCTAAATTTGAAAGAGTTGTACTATCTAAACGAATTTCAGTTCTATCTGAGGAAATTTCAGCTATATATAGTGGTTGGAGTTCGGAACCTATTTTGTTATTAAAGAAATTGAAGTAGGTAATATATTCTCCTTGGTCAAATCCATTATCTATAAGAAACTGTTCGGGATCTATTGTTATTTGAGATACATTTCCGTTACTCCCAGCAGATTGCCCATCATTTTGGATAGTATAATCGGTAAAATTATAATTAAAAGTAATTATATTACGATTATTATCATATATAAAAGATTCTATATAACTTGAAGATACGAAAGAAGTACTTAAATCAAATGTTGAAATTAAATTTGTGTCTTGCCCCTCATACATTTGAGAAGTAAAATCTTGTGTATCTATTTGGGTAATTTCTGCTGCCATTATTGTGGATTAGCTAATGTTGTTCCTGTTTGTAACTCTATTATTTGTTTTTGAGCATCAAGTAAATCTGTTCTTAATTGGGCTATTTCGGCCTGTAATGCTGCTATTTCTTCTTGGTTAGCTTCAAAATTAATGTATTCACTACTTTGTTGAATTAAATATTCATGAGAATTAGTTTCTCCTACTTCAGGAATATCATAAAACAATTCATTGTACATATTAAAAAAATCATTAACAGTTGGTTGTTGTTGTATTTGTTGTTGAATTGTTTGAACACCTAACTGTTTAAAAGAAGTATCTATAATTTTAGTATAATCTCCTTTGTTATATACCTGTTTATTAAATGAAATATTTTCAGCCATTAATTAATAACTTTAAAATAATAATTGTCATCAAATATTAATGTAGAACCATTGATTGTAGTTTTAATCAAAATTTTATAATATCTTTCAGGTTCTAAACCACTCATATAAACATCAAAATAGTTTCCTTCACCATCAGAACTAATTTTAGTATATTGATTATCGAAGTTAACAACAAATTCATTGGTAGCCAAGTCTTTTATAGCATAGTATGAAGAAGTTGGTAAATAATTTAAATTAGTATACAACGATGATGTTTGGTACACCCTAGCAGGGTATAAAGGACTTACATTTATATAAAATCTATTAACACTATCCGGGTAAAATACACCTGGGTTTTCTGCTAAAGACATTTTTAGGTTTGTAGTAGTAACTACAGAAGATGAGGGTGATATAACAGATGAATAATCTACCCACCTGAATTCTAGTTGAGGGGGGTAAATAGTATTAGTATCAACACTATAATACTTTAATATAGGTTGAACATCTACATCTGAGTTGAATTCTTGGGAACTGGTTAGTTTAGTTATGAATCCATAATTTGGAATAGAGGAACTATACCAAGTATTTACTATATTACTTACATCTAGTTCAATATCTTTTACAGTACGTAAACCAAACGATTCAGTAACTTTAAAACTAGATCCTGTATACCAGTTACCTCCTCCAGCTCCAACATATGAAGAATTAAATGAACTAGTGAAATAATATCCATTATTAGATCCACTTGTTGACCAATTTCCTGAACCTGAAAATGAAGAGAAATACCAAGATGCTCCATCTGTGGTTTGTGGGGAGTCTAAATAATATCCTGTTCCATTATTCCATTGTTGGGCTAAAGTTAATACCTCAATAGAAGTATTAGCATTTATTCCTTCCGCGGTTGATATGAAATTTTTAAAATATACTTTATATGAACTTCCAGATATTTTATTATTTATAATATCTTGTATTTCTTCAGTATCGAATTGAGTTAAAAATCTTGAAACACCAGGATTGCCATCTATGTTTAAAGTATTTGCAGTTTCACAAATAGCATCTAAACCAGTATTCATAAGGGGGTAATAAGAATATAAAGTAGTATCCTTTGTAGGAAAAATTTTATAAACAGCCATTTATAATGTTTTATTATAAATATGCAATTATAAAGGAACTACTTTACCTTTTATATCTTGATTTGGATATCTTACCTCAAAAATGCTAGGGTCAAGTGAAGGATAAATTACTTGGTTTTGAGTAGCTCCAGTTATATCATAAGCATATTGTGAATATCCTGATGCGGTGCCTGCTTTATTTGATATAGATATATTTTTTACTGTTTGGACCCCTGCAATTTTATTAATTAAAATGTATAGATCTCTTAACATAATTGGTTGATTTAATTGCCAATTATTAATATTAAAATAATTTTGTAAAGCCGTGATACACGCTAATAAAACTTCACTATTATTATATTCTGGGTAAACTATGATTTCAAAGTCAACACCTATATTAATTATAAAAGCATCTCTAATTTCAATATTATCACCAATCATTCTATATTGAGATAAATAAGTTCTTAGATTGTTTTTAAGGGTTTCTCCAGCATAATCTAATTGCCCACTTGAATTTTGAGATAAAACATATAGATTTAAAGTTTCAATTGTTGATACTTGATTATCTGTTAATTTTGGTTGTTCAATATATGCTTTAGATATAGCACCATATTCAGAAGGCATACTTAATGCTCTAATTAAATAATCATCTGCTGTAACGGAACGTTTTTGGGATGCTATTAGGGCTAATGTATTTTGTCTTATTTCTTCTACTGTATCGCCAGCTTTTCCTCCAGTAGCTGCTAATGGATTATTTGAAGCTAATGAACTGAATATATAATTAGCAGCAGTTGCATTTAAATTAGTAGTATTAAACTTTACATTAGTTGGGGAAACAGATGTTAAAGTGTTAGCTGCTATGTTAGATTCAACTCCTCCACCTGTTAAATATCTAACAGTTAATGTGGTTTGGGAAGGAGCAATTCCATAGGTTCCAGTGTATAAAAAGTTAACAGGAGAATAAGCTGCTGTTAATTTATCTTTCATAAATGGTAATCCTATACCTACATTATTTGCATTTGGAGTAATTTCTTCATCTACATTATTTGGAGAACCTACACCGAATTGTAATTGGATTTGGGTAGATGAAATCACACGAGAAGCAAATCTACGTTGGACTTTTTTAAGTCTTAGCAAATATGAAGCATCTGTTCCCGCATTAGGGTCATTTATATTAGTATTTTTAATTGGATCTAATACCATTTCTTGACCCAAATGATCCACTTCATACCACTTATTCCCGTCCGAATCAATTACATCTAGTACTTTAATAAAATTATTTGAGGTAATATCAATAGTATCAAAAGGGATAGGGTCTGAAAAAGTATATGTAGCAGAAACTATATTTGAAGAAATTGCATTTCTACTTTTTTTCAATAAAAAATATTGAGGTATATTTCCTGCAATTTGGTAAACAGAAACTTCTGTTGGGTCTTGAGAACTTGATACTGAAAAATCAATTTTATCTTGGATTAAAAATGAAGTTCCATTTTGAGATGATACTGTAGTATTTTCTCCAATTGTTAAAGCATAATCGTAATCAGGTACATATTCTGAACCTACTTGTTTAGCTGGTAATTGTTGGTAAAAATCAATTGTAGCTTGAGCTACCGAAGAAACTTTTGGTTTATACCCAAACATATATGCCAATTCATAAACATTATTTATTTGTTGGGCGTATTGAGTAAATGTTTCTTGTAATTGATTATCTAAATAGAAACTTAAAACATCACCAACATATGCTGATTGTTCCATAAACATCATACCAGGTGATGCAGGAGAAAAATCATTATATGTGTTGGGGAAATATGTTTTAGAATATTCTATTAATCGTTGTCTAAGATCTGAAAAATCACGATTAATATATTTTATATCTCTATTTGTATTAGCCATTTTAAAGTTGTATTTCTAAGATATCAGTTATATTAGTATTAATTACTGAGTATTTGAGGGTTACGGTAATTTGGTTTAAGTCTTCTTGTCCAGTTACTATTAAATCTTCTACAGTTATGTTAGGAAAATAAATAGATATTTTAGAATTTACATCTTCTCTAAGAAAATTTAAATTATCTGTTGTAATTTGTTCAAATATAAAAGCACGTAATCCACCCCCAAATGTTGGATTTAATGGGCGTTCTCCTGGGTTGGTTAAAAAGAAATTAATTAAGTTATTCTTAATAGCATCTTTGGTTTGATAATTTGAGATAAAAACTGCAGGACCACTTAGGGGGAGATTTACCCCAACAGCAGCACTTGCATTTAAATCAATTGGATATATTTGTTGTGGGCTAAATGCCATTATTTAGTATTTAATAAACTCATAATTTGATCCATTCCTACCTCTCCAGCTCCTAAATTACCATTTACAGGATCACTTACTTGTGGTCTAAATGGTTGTTGAACATCACTTGAATTGAAACTTAAAGCTGTTTCTCCTAATACATCTTTATATTTTTGTCTCAAATCCATTGTTGGTTGAGTAAATGTTGGTTTTGGAGTTTCAATTGGTTGGATAGATTCTCTAACTATTTGTTTTGGAACTTTAATAGCTTCCAATAGAATATCTTTCAATTCCTCTTGTATTGCTTCTCTTACGGCTTCTTTAATAATTTTTTTAAAATCTGTACTTTTCATATGATTATAAATATAGGGTTAATCTGCTTTTAAATT